AACACCGGGAATTAAATTCAACCCTTCGATCACCTTATTAAATGCAAATCCGGAAACGATCACAACCTTTTCCATGAACGATGAAAATACTTTTAATATATCGATCCCCAACTTGCCAACGGCAACCAAAACATTCAATCCGAATTTCTTGATTTCATCCTGGTTTTCAACAACGGCATTCTTGATCGTTTCAACCGGTGCTTTCAAGAAATCACTTAATGCCGATTCGGTTTCACCAACAAATGCCTTGACGTTCCCTGGTATATCCTTGAATGCTGTATTGACATTTTCCAACCAATCATTAATCGCCGGTAATGTTTTTTCGAGGATCGGAAGGAATTTCGATCCAAGGGTGATTGCAATATCCAATACACGTTCCCTGAATATCCGAATAAGATTTGCACCTTGTTTGTTGGTTCGTGCAAAATCACCGATTGCATTTTTGGATTGATCCATTGCAATCTTCAATGTCAACATGGCCTTTTGTTGCCGGGTGATGTTCTTTGCATCCATCCCTTCGGCCAATGCCCGGTTTTTAATATCCGTTTCGGTGATTGCAATACCCAACGATTTGATTGATTCCCGTTCCCCCAATAATGCCTTTGTTAATGCCTGGGATGCACCTTCCGCACCACCGGAAAAATTCGTGAATGATGCCAAGTCAATAGCCAATTCATTCACTTGCTTTGACATTTCCAAAGCCGATTCACCGGTGAATCCAAAACCGGTTAATAAATCGCCGGTATCACCCAATAATTTTTTTGCACTTACCGATGAAATGCCGAATGATTTGGCCATTGTTTTGGCCGTTTTATCTGCTTGATCCGCAACATCCTTGAATACCGTTTCAAATTTTGAAATGGTTTCCTGGGCATCCAAGGCAACCTTCACCATCTTTGTTAGCCCGGCAACCACCGCCCCACCGATCACCGATGCAATGGCCAAATATCCAACCTTTAATTTGGATAATATCCCACCTTGCTTTTTCAATTTGTCATTGGCTTTGCCGGTGCCCTTGGCAATTTCCTTCATGCCTTTTTTGAAATCCTTATCATCAAGGATCGCTTTGATGATCAATTTAATATCATCGGCCATTATGATTCACCTTTTTCCTTTTCCTTTCCCTGGGGATTCTCTTGGGGTTTTGTTTTCGGCTTGTCTCGAAATGCATAATCTATACTTGGAGCTTGGGCACGTAAATATTCGCCGGTCATTCCACTTAAATTCCGAAGCCAAGAATACATAAAGGTTCCCGATAGAGCTTTCAAATTCATCTTTTCCAACATGATTGAAGCGTTTTTTTTTACGGAATCGAAATTATAGAAATAGATCAACCAACATATTTGTATCAACTTTTCCATCGTGATATGTTTCTTGAAATATCGGAACGTGCAATTTTCCCATTTGATCTTCACCCTTGATCCGGCCTGGGTACGTAAATATGCTTGCTGTTTCAAGAGGGTTTTTTTCAAAAGACGGGTGATTTTTTTAAACAACCAATCATCCATCATCAAGAATTGCATCATAACATCCGCATTGGCAATCAAATCGAAGCCCCCCTTGATCAATAAATCCTTCCTTCGATCTTCTGCCAATTTCATATTCATCAACTTCGCTTGCAATGCCCCAATAATTTCGGCCCATTGGTGGAAAAATTTGTGTTCGTTTTCGTATGTAAAATTGCCAATATATATTGTACGATCCCCCACCTGGATCGGCATGGGCTGTTCCTCTAGTAATATATAATCTTCCACCTTCTTATCAATCAATGATTCCACGTTGTTTCCGGCCGAAAGAAATTGCTTCACCTTTTCCCGGCCAAAAGATATAACGTTTTGGAATTGGGTTTGTTGATCGTTGAATTGATCCACGAATTTTTTTGCTTTTGATTTCATCGTATATCCCCTTTTGGGATTCGGGCCGGGGGATCACCCCGGCCCATTCCCATCCGTATTTTATGATAACGGTTTTTTATCGATGATCAGATAGAAAAGATCACGTTTGCTATCAGAAATCGTATCATCCTGCAAAGCCCGAACCGTAACAGGAACATTCGCATAATCGCCCGGTGCCCCACTTGTCCAATCACCATTCGGAACACAAATGGCATCACGGATTACCAACGTGATTCCCAAACCGTCACGGCCCTGGGATACAAAACGCCATTCGGCCAAGGCAAGGGCATTCGGATTCGATCCACCGAAAGCATAAATGAAATTTGGATCACTTGTATCCAAATCAAGATTCCATGCAATCGATAAAACGTTGGGATCAAGCACTTGCATAAATGTAAATGATACCGATAAATCAAATTTATCAATATCAACAACATACAAGGTTTGTGGCCCTTCGGTGTTATCGTACCATTCAACCAATTCAAGATTCGGCGAAATGGTTTTTTCGTTCCCCGTCTTTCCAACATATTGACGAACACCGGAAAGATCGGTATATACTTGCCAACTTGAACGCATGAAATATGATTTGTTGTTGCCCAACCAATTATAAATGTTTCCCATCGGTTTCCCCCTTTCATTTAATTTTACGAATTACAAAATCAATACTTGATGATTTATCATGTGGGATCGTATCAATTTGTTCCATTTTGTATTTTATCTTTCCCCTTTCCATCAAACCCTGTAACATTCCTTCCATGAATGCCTTTCCCGTATCGGTTCGATGTGATGGGTTCCCCTTCGGATCGGAACATTTTGGATACCGACCCGATTGCATATCCGGCAAAAGTAAAATCATCAACCCATTGGGCTTGATTTTCTTCCACCATGCACAAAAAACATCGGGGATGTTTTCAAAATCTTCCAAACAATGGGAAGAAAAAATGAAATCCAAAACCCCATCATTAAAAAATTCCAAATCCTTGCAATTCCATACTATTTGTGCCGAAGCATAACGCAAATCCGGTTGCACGTCAAGTGATAAAACATCCGGCGATAATCGGTTGGTTCCACAACCAACATCAATTCCATTCTTGAATCGGCCGTTTTCAATCATCCATTTGGATACACTTTCAAAATCGCTTTTCATCCGATCCCCCTGGTGGATTACATTTTGATTCACTTTCGTTTCCATGCTAAAAGGTTGCTTCCTTTCTCGTTATGGTTGCCGATTATATCAACCGAAAATCCGTAATGCATTAAATCCGGCCCCGACCATTCCGATAAATGCCTTTCGTTTTCGTTTCCATATTCCGGCCCTTGGGGATATGCACCGTGAGGGCATCCAAGGATCAACATTTTATTGGCATGATCTTCCAATTTTTCAAACGTCTTGATTGCTTCATCCCTGGCAACGTGTTCCGGCCCATGATACCAAACGATCAAATCATAATTCTTTTCGATCTTCACGGTTCGTATATCGGCACAAATGATATAATTGCATATATCCTTTTTCTTCCAATATTCGGTGTTCGATTTAAAGATTTCGATTACATCAATCATATACTTTGCATCGGCAAAATCCTTGATAAACATGGATCGGAAACGATTGATGCCGATATATAACACCGTTTTATAATTCAATACATCTGGGATGCACCGGATCAATTGATCATTCCGTTCCGTTTCGATTTCGTGTTCCGTTTTCATTTGCATACCATCCAATATCGTTGTTTCAATCGTTCACGCATTTCCTTTTCACAACGGGCTTGCAACCCCGATGATTTATTATTGTGGGATGCCTGGCCCCCCCACCGGCGATATTTTGCCGATGTAATCCAAGGGATCGAAAGGCAATTGCATTCCATCAAGCATCGGATTTTGAAATCCCAATCTTCATTTGAATTCATATAAAATTTCCCGATCCGATCATGGATCGATTTTCTCCAAAGCATCGTTTCCGTATATATCCGATCCGATTTCCATTCTTCCATTACATTCACCGGAAGGGCCGGAACGATCTTCATGGCCGATCCATCTTCACAAATATCCTGGGCCGAAGTCCATATCACTTCAATTTCATAATCGGCCCCCATCTTCCCCCGGTTGAAAAATTCAAAGACCGATACCCGGCTTGATATGCTTGCATGATTGAAAAATAAATCATCATCTTGCATAACACAAATCAAATCACCCTTGGCAAGATCAAGCCCATAATTATACGCCGATGAAATGCCACCATTCTTTTTCCGATGATATTGGATTGATGTTTCACGATTCTTGCAACGGAATTCGGAAATCATGCTTTCGGTGCCATCGGTTCCACCATCATCCACAATGATCATTTCCTTATTTTCATAATCTTGCATTAAAAAGGAATTGATCGTTTCCCGAAGCAACCCTTTCCGGTTATATGTTGGGGTGATCACCGAAACCTTCATGCCCTGGCCCCCTCATTCATCATCATTTCATATTGTGCCCATAAAATTCCGTAATCTTCCGGCATTTGCTCTTTCCCCGATTCCCGATCCGGCTTGTATATATAATGAAATATCCGAACATCGGAAACATCATCGGGCAATTCGGAAAGCAACGTATTATATTTTTGATCCAATCCATTGATACATCCCTTGAATGCCTGGTTGTAAATCCATTGATCATGCCCGAATTCATTTTGCTTTTTATGGGTTTTCATCAAGGCATCATAAATGAATTCACTTATTCCATCACGATCAATCACGATCACCCCGGCATTAAAACAATCACGCCGGATTTCATGCACCATCGATATATCATTCCCCGTTTTTGCCAATCCGGATATATCCCCAACAATCAATAAATCGGCATCAAGGAAGATCGTTTTTTTGAAATTATACATTCGGAATGCTTCGATGCTCCAATATTTCGGATTCACCTTTTTATATTGCCCCATCCTTTCAACATCAACCAATCGGAATTCGGTTCCTGGATATATGTTCCGCAATTCCTTTTTCATATCGGCATCGAAATCGGCATCATGGAATATATAAAAAGGTATGCTTCCGTTGGTGATCTTCCCGTTGGCAATAAGTGAATACAACATCACCCTTGCACAACGGAAATAATCGGCCGTAACAACGGATGCAAAGCAAAGATCATTCATGCCCTGGCCCCCAAAATATCCGGCATAATTTATTCCGAATATCCATGTGCATCGTTTGATGGGAAAGCCCGATCCCGCATTCATCGATTTCCTTGATGGCCGGTTGGATATGTTCCGAAACAAAGCATGATCCAACATGGTTTGAAATGATCATATCATCCCCGTATTTAATATCATCTTCCGAATACCCGTTGCATGAAAGGTTGAAAGGAATATCAAGCAACCATCCCGAATCGATAAATGAAAACCCGGTATTCACGAATTTTGCCGGGCCCGGCTCCACCCATCCGGAATCCTGATATGGTTTTTTCCAATCCTTTACATCATCGAAATCCTTGCCATTGATCCCCAATATGCTTGCTTCCGTATCTTTCATTTCCTGGATCAACTTGGCAAACAATTCCGGATCGGTGATCATCCTATCATCATCATTCCACCAAATGAAATCGGTTTGAACCATTCCAGAAAGCATTATACGTGGATGCATCCCAAAATTATGGGTGGAAAGCATATAAACATCGGCATCAACATCAACGATTTCGGATTTATCCAATCCGGCATTATCCCAAACCCAAACATTTGCCGGAATGGATTGCTTCCGAATGGCATCAACGATCATCGGGATATTTTTATCCCGATTGTAATTCAATATAATCGCCGTGATTCTATTTTTTACCTTTTCCACCCTTGGCCTTTTCCTTTTTCCTTGATATGAAAACCGTGATTTCTTCATCATCAATCGGGATCGTGATGCCGTTGCCGTTGGTAAATCCGGCATCCTTGATCATTTGGATATATACGTTTTTATCCCGTCTTTTCATATACGGAAGATCACCTTTCGCAACGGCCGTATTCACCCAAACAATCAACCGGCCACCTGGATTCAACACCTTGGCAAAATCGGCAATGGTTTTTTCAACTGCTTCATCGTCAATATGTTGCAACGTTGATGCCGTGAATATAACATCGGCTTTGCTCTTGGCCAACCCGGTTGCGGATTTGAATTCAACACCTTCCAAATCCCTATAAAATGCTTTGTTGGATTTGATCACGGCCGGAACAATATCCATCCCAATATATTTTTTGGGCTTGAATGCTTGTAAAAGAAATGGCACCATCTTCCCAACCCCACAACCATAATCGATCACCGTTCCAACATGGATCGTTTCGTGATCAAGGGCATCATACACCTTGCCCAAGATACCTTGTGAAATGGGATCGATCTTCCGGATTGCTTCCGGATTCCCCAATAATGTTTGTGCATACCTTTCACCAAAGAATTTTTTTGCATCCATCGTGTTCCCCCTATGAATATATTTTTTTTGTTTCATGGTGCATCCTGGCCCATTTCTTTTCAAGGGCATCCCGGTTCTTTCCTTCGCATTCAAAATGGATTATATCCCGTTTGATTTTCACCGGTTCCGGTACGTTGTATGTTTGATGGTGGGGTGATCCAACGAATTTAAAACGCCGGTTCCATGTATAAAATCGTGGTTGCCAATCGGGATAATCCTTGATTTGCTTTTCGGGATCGTTAATATCATTGTAATATTTAAATGTTCGCCGTGATATTACCCCATATTCAATATTGCTTTCGGCCAACACCGGCAAATATTCGGATAATTCTCTTGAAAAACATTCATCCAAATCCATGATGATAATTCTTTCCCCATCCCTCACAAACGAACACGATATATTTCTTTGAAGGGCTTGCATATCATGGTAATTCGGATCATACTGGTTTACATAAACAAATGCACCGGCCTTTTCCAACATCGAAACCGTTTTATCGGTTGATCCACCATCAATTGCAATCACCTTTCCGATGGCCGGATTTTTCATCACCAATTCGATGAATCGGGGCAAATTCTTTTCCTCATTTTGCACCATGATCGGCATTGTCAATTTTGCCCTAGGGTGGATGATCCCCGGTGCCTTGTTGCCCGGTGATTGCTGTATTGTTGGCCCTGGTTGCTTCCTGGTTGGCCCTGGTGGGGTTTTTGCCGGTTTGAAGGTGGAAAGACCCTTTGAAATGAAAATCCTTCGATCCTGGCCCGTATTCATCGATGCAAGGGCATCATATATGGTTTGGGCCGGGATATTCATGCAAGGTGGGATAAAATCCTTGTTTGATCTCTTATTCCCATGCCGACAATCGGCCATGTGCTTCGATCCGCAACCGGCACAAGGCAATTCTGATTTATATATAATTCGGAATGGCCCTTTATAATAATGGGTTCGCAATTCCGGCTTGATGATCGAAAAGATTGCAACGGTGGGAACGTGCATTGACATTCCAATATGCATCGGGCCCGAATCCACCGAAACCAATTTATCAAGATCACGAATCAACCGGATCATTTCCCGGCCAGTCAATTGCCCTTGCAAATCCATGATCCGTTTGTTTCGCCTGGGCTTCATATACCCATCCACCCCGATCAATACAACGATGGAATCCGAATCCTTTTCGATAATGCAATCAATCAATTCTTGCCATTTGGAAAATCGCCGGTAATCATGGGATGCATCACAAACCAAACCGATATATTTTTTGCCGGATTTCTTTTTCAAATACGGCTTTTCATCCTGGGTGAAATACAATCTTGGTTCCGGATCATCAAGGTTGACTTGAAATACCTGGTTGTAACAATCGGTTCGATGTTTGGTATCCCGATGGTTGCACGTTTCCGAATAATTCCGCAAATCTTCCCATGCATCATATTTCTTTAAATCTATATTGACGGACTCTTTAATATCCATCTTCAAATTTTCGGCAAGATATGGGTTGTTTTCAAATATTTCTGGAAACCTGGAAAGCATCGATACATCCCGGTTCCCGTTGATGGCCAATTGACGGGCACAAGGTTCCACCATCAAGAGATCACCCAACCCGGCATCCCTTACAATCAATTGTTTCATATTCCGTTTTTCAAAATACTTTTCCGGATCGGGGATCACCGAAATGGTTACATATCTGGATTGTAAATCGATGGCCGACCTTCGGGGCACTTGCAACGGCACAAACGGTTTGAACGTGATCCATTTTTTCATTTCCTGGATACAAATTTCAACGTCTTTTTCCGATTTGTTGACAACCCACAATTTCGGTTCCATCATTCCCCCCGTATGTTAAATCAATAATCCGGTGTTCGATCTTCTAGCTGTCTCCACCGCACAACGACTTGACGGCCACGAAAAAATCGTTTCATGCTTTTATTTTCCCAATCGAAAGGTTGAATATCAACTCCCCATTCGTACCCGTCTTTTTGCCGGTTGGATTCTTTTTCCAAAACCGTTTTGACTTCATCCACCAAATCCAATATATCATCAAGGGCCGTTTCAATCTTCATCGATTGCACCGCCATTTCCAATATCACAATATACCAACGGGTTTGTGCATCGTTGGAATCATTACGTTCCAAATCTTCCCCACCATCATCAACGGCGATATAACCAAATCGATCCGTTGGGATTTCGGATGGATCGTTTTTCAATCCCTTCCAAACGGAAACGGCTTTCGTTATTTCGGCATTCGTGATGGCCGTTTCAAACATCGTTACCAAATTATCAATTAAATCTTTCATGCAAATAATCCTTTCGCATACCAATTTCGGAATAATTTGGAATACCTGGCCCGATCCCTGGCATTGATCATCAATACATTTCGTTTCCTTCGCATGATCTTGCTTGCCAATTCATGCCTTGTGCCATATACCAATCGTTTCGTTGTAATACTGATTGCACCAAATGATTTCCGAAACAATCCGGATGCTTGCAATAATTTCGATTCACCCGAATATCGCCGGGCACCTGGTATGTAATTCCCCTGGTTGCCGGGCTTCCCTTTTTTATCGGTTCCATATCGGATTCGCCATGTTCCGGCTTTCGTTTTCAAGGTTGACATTTTAAAGGGTTTCCATTTGCTTCGGCCATCCCTGGCCCCTTGTGTTCGGAATGTTAATTGGGCATCACGATCAATCATTTGGGAAAGCAAAGCCCAATATTGACGGGTTTTTTTGAAGGGTTTGGAAAGGAATTTACCGATTGCCTTTCCGGTATTCTTATCAAGGTTTATTGTTTTTCTGGCCATGATTCCCTTTTTCGCTTTTTGGTTTTATTCCGAATCATTTATATCATAAACATCATCATAATCCGATCCTTCCGGCCTGGCATCGGCCAACGTTTCATCGGATACGTTCCCCCCATATTTCCCAACCCCAAGGGCCGGGGCAATACCGGTTTTTGCACGATTCACAAACGTTTGCCCACCGGTGCCGATGGCCGTTCCATCATTCAATTCGGCCGGTATGATTCCATCAATAACTTGCTGTAAAAGGGCATCATATTCTTTTTGCCAATATGTTATATCGTCCACTTCCTCGATGTTTCGTTGTGCCCCGAACATACGAACCAAAACCAATTCGCACGTTTTGAATTGGGAAAGCATATTTATAAAATTGCATGATACGGCATCATCGGGCACCAAATCAAAATCGATATACCTGGCAAGATCAACCTGGATTTGCTTATCGGCGTTTGCAATCCGATCAAGGATCATGGCTTGTGGGGCATCGGCCGTTTTTTGTGCCTTGTCAAGATTGGCCCGGCATTGGGCTTCGGTTGAATATGCCATTTATAATTTCCCCCTGTAATGGGATCACCATGCCGGTTGCCCGGCATGGTTCCCCCTGGTTGCATCGGTTAAATTACGTTTGTAAGCAATTGGGCTTGGCCAACCGTCACAAGTAATTCATCGATGTTTTCGTAAATAACGTGAATCTTGCCCCGTTCCCTGGGAGCATTCACCGTTTGAATCTGATTCATCACCGTATAAGGTGAATACATAAAGGATCGGGATTCAAGGGTGGGTGATTCTTCGGCATAAAAAACCAAAACATCATCCCCCCAAAGCATTTCCTTCGCCGGATCACTTGCCGTTCCCTTCGCCGTGGAAAGCCCGGCAATATCGGCAATCATGGGTTCCAAACCGATATTCCGTAATCCATCGATGGCCGAAAAAAGACCCTTTCCGAAACCAACGTTGGTATATTTAAAATATTCTTTCCACTCGTCACAAAGGATCATCTGTAAAGCAACATCACCGGGAATCACGATTCGATTGGGCTCATCACCGGTACGGGCCCAAACAACACCTTTCGCCGTCATAATATCGGCAACCGGTGTTCCCGTTGCCGGGGTTGCCCAACCTGCCCCGATGGCCGTTGATCCCACGATTGCGGAATTACCTGCGATTTGATGCACTCGCCATTCCCTGGCTTGTTGTTGTGCAATCTTTAATCGTTTGGTTGCTTCCTTATCGTAAGTGATCGGGGCATCGGCGTTTTCGGCCCTGCGAGCATTGACGTATTTTTCAATTGAATATTCTTCGCATGAATACGTCCCTTCGGTAACATCCCATTGAATTTCCTTGGCAATTTCTCGACCGGAAACCTTGTTATCCCATATCCGGTTTTGATCATCACCATAGATCACGTATTTATCGGCCGACCGTTTCACCTTGAAAGGTGGGGCAATAAAATCGGCAATAGGATTTCCCACTTTGGTTCGCGTGGCGAAATTCGTGAGAAATACATTTGTGTGGATTGTTTCACTCATTACGTTATCCCCCCTTCCTTAATTCTTTTGATACGGTGAAACCATCCGGCACGAAACCAAATGGTTTTGTGCATTGGATGCTTCCCTTGAAATCGCATGAACGTAATCACCGGATGCCGATGCCGAAACACGGCCCGATGCATCATTCACCGATAATTCGATCCCGGCGTTGAATGATCCGTATGCCTTCAATTCAACAATACCTTCCAACCGTATTTCGGCCGTTTGCCCATCGGTTGGGGTATTAAGAAGAGCCCCGTAACAATTCACTCCCTGGCCGGAAGGTGCTTTCACCTTCATCGAACCGGATGCCTGGGCACTCATTTCCACAAGGCAATGTTGCAATGCGGAAAGGTCACCATCGGCCGGGCAAGAATCATCCATTAACTTTCGATATTTTGTACGATCACGGAAAATGGACATTAGTTACCCCCTTTCGGATCGAAACCCATTTCAACGGCTTCGGTTTTTGTGAATACATGGAGTTTATACCCGGCTTCGGCATAACTGCAATCCGATTTTTCCATTTCGGCCTTGATGGCTTCATCGATCTTGACATCATCGGTTTCCCCGTCTTTCAACCTGGAAACCTTTTTGCCATCTTCACCAACCGTTTCATTATCGGAAACAATCACCTTTTCCCGGTTTTCCATTTCATCCTTCCAAAGATCGAAATTCTTTTTTCCATCATCGGAAGAATCGCTTGCATACTGGATATATTCGGAAACCTTCATATCCTTATACTTGGGCAATAGTTTTTCGGCTTTGATAATGCCATCAACATATTCCCCGGCATCGGATTTCAAGGAAACCTTTTTATCCGCTTCGACTTTTTCCTTGTATTCGGAAAGATCGGCAATCGTTGCATCCTTCGCTTCGATTTCCTTTTTGTGATCTTCCTTCATCTTGGAAATTGCCGTTTCGCCATCGGCTTTCATCTTGACAAGACCATCATATTCGGCTTTGTCAACTTCGATTTTCGGCATAATGTTTTCCCCCTTCCTTTCGTTTTGATATTGTATTGTTGCTTTCGATCCCACTTCATCCGTATATTTTTCAATTTGTAATTCGTTTTGAAACAAATTCACAACGTCATTTAATGTATTCACCGCCGGGATGCCATTGGCCCCAAAAAAGGTGACACACTCCAAAACGTTGTTGAATTTCTTTCCGGATGCACTCTTGAATTCATGCCACCATTCAACCGATTTCTGTTTTAATGCCCCGGCCTGGATCAATTCGGCAATCAACTTGGGCACCTGCTTAAAATCGGCCATCAATTTCGTTCCATTTCGATACAATTTGGAAACGAAACCCATTGACATTACCCCAAGAATATCCTGCATCTTTTTCGTCAACTTGTTATCGTGATCTATATTTATATATGGGGCAATTACCCCACCATTAAAATTGGTAATGGCTTCATCGAATTCCGATGGGCCGAATTTATTTCCCTTCCATTCACCTTCATCCATGATTTCAACATTCTTTATTTCCCTGGTTTCCAATTCCATGTTCGATTTCGCTTTGGTTTGATCCCATTGGGTATTGCATACCCCGGCACGTTGGGATTGATCGGGATATTCGGAATTCATAACGGAATCACCCATGCACCGTGAAATAAAATCTTCCCTGGCTTCCCCTGCATTCGGTTTCGGAATCGGCATATCATTCCCCCTTATTCATCACCAATAAAACGGTGTGCAATCCATCTTGGTTGTTGTTGCCCCTTGGGTATAATCAACTTTGATCAAATCGGCTTCCGGTGTTGTTGATCCATCATCCGAATGCACAAGCATCCGGAACTTCAACGTGGATGCGGATACGGACAATGATCCGGCATTGGTATTTATATCGCTTGCCGTTGATGCCTGGGCATACGTACCATCGGAATTCACCCATGAACCACCATTCCAATATTTTTGTTGCCCATCCACTTCCACCGTATATTTCAATTCATCCGATCCGGTTTTGGTTGCCGTTTCGGTGAATCCATCAAGTGATCCAACATTCATCACCGTTGTATTGAATACAACAACCGGATTATCGGTTGAATAATCCGTGTCGGCAATATCGGTGTAATCGGGAACATACGTTGCCCCATTATATAATTCGGCCGGTGTTATCACGATATTATCAATATAAAATTCGGGATCATTCCACAATCCCGAATTCGCCGGTGCCCCGAACCGAAGCAATCCAATACTTGAATCCCGATCCCGTGTTATTCCCCCTGTCCATACCTTTGTGCCGTCAATATATAAATTTACCCTATTGTTTGATCTTGAATATGTTACCGCAAATCGGTATTTGGTTCCCGATACCGGATCAAATGTTGCATTTAACATCGATGATGCACCACCGGAACCGTTTTTATCCCTTGATACATAAATAAACGTATCGATGGCGGTTTGTCTCATACTCCATTCATTATCGGAATCGCCATCGGCTTTCGACATTGTGAATATAACACCGGCCGATGATGGTGCATGATCATATTGTGGGTAAAAATCAAATTCAATCGTCCATGCACCGGCCGTTCCATCAAGGTTCCCGGCACCGGCGTAATCCATCCACGTATTATTTGAATTCAATTGGAGTTTTCCGGAAGCAACAACCGGTGTTCCGGTTCCCGATCCCGTCAATACCCCATCACCCCACGATGCATTCACGTTGGTTGAATACCCGGCACCGAATATGGCATTGGCAACCCGAAGTGATTTCAAAGAACATTTCCCCCCGGTTATTTCAACCGATGCCGGGTATGTATAATTTCCCGGTGTTGTGAATGGGTAATTTTCAACGGATGCCATATCGATCCTTTACGAATTTATAATATAGTATTGCACCCACCAATCAAGGTTTGATGCATCACCTGTATCCAATTCAACGTTTTCATTTTCATCACCGGCAAGGTATTCGATGAAAGGGAATACTTCACCACCACCGGCCGACAACCTGGCCCGGCCAATCGTTCTATTCGTTCCGGTGTTGTCAAAATGCATCCGAACCGTTTGTGCATTTCCACCGGGATCGGCCGACATTGAAATCCCACAAATCACGATTTTCTTTCCGGCCCCTGGTGCCGAAATGATTTCGGTATTGCTTGTTGCACTTGCAATCGTTCCCGATGCTGTAATTGAAGGCAAATTATATCTGTTTTCCATCATCTTCCCCCTACTTGATTATTTTCGGCTTGGCCAATTCGATATTCGGCTTGCCCTTGCTTTGCTCTTTATATTCTTGCATGGCCCGTAAAACGATTTGCCCACCGATGGTTGCAATCACCAACGGATCAATCGGAACATTCATGGCAATTTCGGTGATCTCATTACGTTCCAACGAAATATTTATTTCAATCCTGGCTTCCTTCGGTTTCGGTGCATCGGGCATTTCATTTCCCCTTTCGGAATGCAATCTTGGTTATACTAACAGCAATCACAACAATTGCAAGCAATAAAATAATAACGTACACGGCCCAGAAGGTCATTTGCCATTCCTTCCCGTTGGTGCTTCCGATTTCGGTTCCGGCCGTTCTGATAGTTCCTTTGGTGGCATGGGAAAAAATAACACCACGAAAAGAAATAGCAACACGACAAATAATGCGCCGATCATCCACCAAATCCTTTCGCCGGTTTCCTGGCATCAACCGGAACACCGGTGCCCCATGTTGGGAATTCTTTTTTATTCGTTTCCCAATTTTGAAACGGGCCCGATTCTCCATCTTCCCCAACCAATATCGAAACCAATATGGATCGGCAATTGAAATGGTTGGGTGGGTTGATCGTTCCAAGGGCCGGATCATCTTTTTTGATCACCTGGCCATCATGCTTCCGGCAAAATTCGGTTGTTACGTTGTCAAGAATGGCCTGGTATTGGAATGCATCCACAAACGGCCGGATGGAATCACTCATAAATTCATTCATCCTTCCGGTGTTGTATGAATCGGCCATGTTGGTTCGTGCAATCGTCAAGGCATATTGCTTTCGATCCCCTCTTAAATTTGTTTCGATCTTGGATATAATATCCCTGGCAACGGTTCCCGATCTTATACCTTCGGAAATGGTATTTTGAACGATCTTCAAAATCCTTTCTTCCGTTTCCCCGGTGATGAAAAATGCCCGTTCCCGTAATGTTCGCAAATAGGAAATATCTTCCTTGGATAATTTTTCACCCCGTCTTTCAAGGTATCCATCGATCCATTCACGGTTCAACCATTCATCTTCATCTTGGAACGTGGCCGGTTCCCCCTTGAATGCTTTGATGGCATCGGGCAACCTGGATTTCACTTCATCGAATGCATCAACCTTGCCCGTCAAATACATCTTGGCATAAAATTGTGAAAGCATCTTTTTCAATTCCGTTTTCTTCACCCGTAATTTTTTTAGCCCGGCCAAATCCTTGTTTTCGATTATCTTTTTTCGTTCCACTTGCTTCACAAGGGAAATGGATTCGGCACCGTGAATTTCGTTGTAATCTCTCACGAAATCATTTTCATATCCGTTGAATTTTTTATCCAATTCCTTAAAATTCACCGGGTAATTCGATCCGATTTTCATTCCGGCCCTTGGCCCTTGGCCTGGCTTCCAACCTGGCATCGTTCTGCCGGTTCCCCTGGGGGGAAGATCATCAACCGGTTTTTCCCCTGGCATGATCGGTTCCCCGTTGGGCAATACCGGTGGGGTTTTCGGTGCCTTGCCGTTGCCATCCTTCACCGGATCAAGCATTCTTGCAATTCGTTCCGGCTTGATCGGGAATCCTGATTGTATAATTTCCGTTGCCGATTGAACCGGAAGCAATCCGGATGCAACCTTTTCGATCACCCCAACAAGGGCCGTGATTTGTGCCCCGTTCATTGCTTCGGCCGGATCAACCACCTTGGTTCCTTCCGATCCACCGTTGTTTTCATCCCCGGCCGATTCTTCACCCGTTGGCATCGGGGTTGTTTCATCTTCACCATCGTTGGCCCGGCTTTCATCCAATTCCCTTTTTTCATCTTCCGATATTTCGGGAACACCGGTATATTGTCTTATCCATTTTTCCCCTGGATCAATAACCTTATTCATTATCAACATATTCAACATTTCTTTTTCAATCCTTTTATCAATCTTTTCAAATCGCCATTCCGGATATGATTCAACGTTGGCAAAATTCAAATCCACCATCGTTTTGATCATGGGGTTAACCGTATCTTCCAACCGTCCATGCAAATCTTTCAAGATCATCATTAAAATATCGAATTGTTTTTGCCCAAGGTTATATGATCCGGAATCACTTTCCGAAAAGCCCAATTTATCGGGAATCAATAATTTCCTGGTGATTTGTTTATCGATTTGATCAATTGCCTTTTCGTGCCCATCGGTTCCTTTCGATGTTCCGGCATCCCTGAAATCGATATTGAATTTGCCGATCAATTCACCGGATTTCTTATCCCGTTTCCCTGGGACGAACACGAACATATTTGCCTGGAAATTTTTAAGCATTTCTTCCATAGCTTCCAATTCTTCATCATCGGTTATATCTTTATCATACGTAACAATTGGAATTGGATTGCCGTAATTTTGCAAATACATATTCCGGTATCGTTGAATATGATATTTGGAATAATATTGCATAAAGATTTCCTTCAAATCCGATTCGCCGTAATAATTTCCATCCTTCAAATATGGATTCACGTATATAATGAATTTTGTGTTTACGTCCTTCGCTTCCACGATCCTTTCATGCCCGTAATCACGGCCAATCACGATCCGTTTGATATAACCATAATCATCATATTCATAATCAAAGTATATGGGATGCATGAATTTAATATTTTTGATCACCCACTTGGCATCCACCATTCGCCAAATCAATTCCCCCGGCCTGTGCCCGTATGCCATTCCATCCAAAAGGTTATCGAATACATCCCACCATCGAACCGGTGTTTTCGCAACATCCCCGGCTTCCATGTTGTAAAAATTCCGTTCCACAAAATCCCTTATATCCAAATCCCGTTGATCCTGGCTTCCCGAAACGAATTCACCGTTGACGGATAAAACCATTTTCTTTTTCATATTCAAAACCATAGAGATTCGATCATCCATCATCATTACATCATAAAATCTTAAATCCTTGCCCTTTTCTTCCAAGAATTTATCGGGATTGATCAACGGGGATTCGGCACCGGATGCATAATCCATTTCCTTTTCCAATACATCACGGCTTTTCCCTTGCATGGTTTCAAGGATCGGTTTGAATATATCCTTGATCGATTTCCTGGGTATCGATTTAATTGCCGATGGCCTGGCCCGTCTTTGTCTTTCTTTTAATCTCATTCGTTGTTTTCGATTCATGTTGTTATATCCCTTTTCTGGAATCGCATTCGATCCGATTTCTCAAAACGGAAATCGTTTCGGCAAGCATCAAACCCACCGGATATTGAATCAACAATATCATCATGCTTGCCCGATGGGAATGCAGTTAATTCATCAATAAAAATATCGTTCCAATCACCTTTCACGATAAACAAATGCCCGGCTTCCACGGCCGGTTCCCATTCGGATACCCTCACCCTTTTATCTTTTGACACCGTGATTTTTTCAACCGATTTGATCCCATCAAATACTTCATCCATTAAATCGAATGTATCCTTATACCCGGCAACGGCTTCGATCCCCAACCTGGTATCCGGTGGATCGATCTTGGCTTGTTGAATCATCTTCCGGTTTCGTTCCGGTGCCTTGGCCCTGAATCGTTTTACATCCTTGATATAAATATGGGGTATTCGCATTTTGATTTCATCGTTGAATTCCCACCGAATACCCATCAACGTTCCCACCGTATAATCTGGATCATCCTTATCCAATTCTTTTTCCGTTGATGCCAAATCCCAAATCCGAATATATGAAATATCATCCGGTGCTTCATCGATCACCTGGATCATATCCGTTTTTAATATGTTCCCACCCTTGGCCACCGGGTTGCATTGCATAAGTGATGCCGTTCCATACGATCCCAAGGTTGCCCGTTGCTCATTATACCATTTGATCGAATATCTTTCGGGGAATAAAACGCCGGATTCATATTCATCCGAAAATGCCGGTAGGGTGATCCGATCAAACCTGGGGAATTCATCGTTGACTTGCATTTCATTTTCGATACGGCCAATAAGATCATCCACGTTCCACGGTGTTGCATCGATGATCGTAATTGACGTTGGGCCTCGCCTGGTTAAAAATACATCTTTCAACCATTGCCATTGGTGATCACGAACCAAATGGCTTTCGGCATCCTTCCGGTTTTTCAAGAAATCATCGATGATCCCAAGGTTGTATCCCTTGCCAGTTACCCCACCACCGATCCCGGTGAAATGGGCTTCACCCAAATAATCGGGTTGCACTTGGGAAGCACTTGCTATTTTCCAATTTTGAACATTATGGGCATCGTGTTTCAATCCAATATCGGGGTATAATCTTTTGAATCGATCCGTATTCAAAACATTATCCCTGGCAAACCTGGAAATAATGTTTGCAAATTCGGCCGAATAGGTTGCACAAAGTATTTCGGCATTCGGATATTCACCCATGAAATGCGGAACGAAATAACGGGGGATGGCATCGGTTTTTCCATGCCGGAAAGGGATGGTGATGATCAAGAATGTTGAAATGCCATGCCCATATCGTTCCACCGCCTTATCAAGGGCATCACAAATCATCCTGGTATGCAACCCAACGATCAACGGTTCCGGCTTGGCCCAACAATATTGCATAAAATCAAGGTGGAATCGCCGGGCCAATTCGGCATCGGCATCCACGTTAATCAAATCGTTAATGCTGACCGTTTCCACCGTTGCCATTTACTTTCACCGCATCCCTTAATTTTTTAATCGTTCTTAATTGTGCTTCGGTTAATTTTTTAACATCCACCGTATCCAATCTGATATTCCCTTCATGCTTCACCGTATCATTAAACATCGATTTGATCCTGGAAAGCATTTCCAATGCCTTTTCCTTGGAATATAATTTCACCCGTTGATGCACCGCCCCATCCTTGGAAACGGTTGTGATTATCTCCTGGATCACCGATGTATCAACACCATCTTTTATTGCTTTATTTAAATCAATTTCCCCCGTTGCCGGATCAATATAATTAACAATATCAGAAAATGCCAACCGTTGAATTTCATTCACGATCCGATCCGATTGAATATCCATCCTTGCACCGATCTTTTTGCATTCATCGGTGATTGCCCGTTGAATATAAACGTTTGATAATAAATTTGACGAAATCGCATTTGCCGTCTTTTTTGAATATCCGGCTTTGATTGCCGATTGTGTGCCATTCCATGATAAACAATAATATTTGACGAATGCCGTTTGGTGATTGGTTAATTTATGCCCTTCATGGAAAAGGGTTTCACCTGTAATGGCTTTTTTGGGCTTGGTGATACGTGGCTTGTTGGCTTTGCTTGCCTGGGAAGGTTTTTTATTCGTGGCTTTTTTGCTTGGCAATCCCCGTTTCCCCCACCATCCATCGGATATTTAATCGACCATCGGCCGTTTGATTCTTGGGTGGGATCGGCCGGTGGGGTGATCTCCCAATCAAACCACCGGCGTTTCCCTGGGATGATGGATATTCATATCATTAAAGGGGATTTGTTGCAAGCATATTTATTTTTTTGTTGCCCTCATTATTCTATCTTGCACCATCTCCCCAATCTTCCGGTGTTTTTCGTTTTCGCTTTCTTTTAATATCCACGATTCGTTGAAAGTGAAATCAATTGATGCAATCGCTTTCCGCTCTTTATCGTAATATTTTATTCTAATCCAATATGGGCCGTCTTTGCTACTAAATCGATTATTTATTTCCTCAAATACCAATTTTGATCCAACCGGGATTTTATTTGCCTTTTGATATACAGCCGGATCACTTGAACATCCGATAAAAAGCAAAGCAATAATTATATATCGCTTCATTCCATTCCCCTTTATTTTTTGTTTTTATCAATCATCCATTCCAAGGTTGCAATCATCCCGACCCCGGCGAAAAAGCAAATGATCGCACGTAATATCTCAACGAGGATCGCCATCACTCACCCCCTCGCACCGCTTCAATAACGGTTTCTATCTTCTGTCGCGATTCGCTTAAACCATCTGCCTTTCCCTGACGCCACATATCTTTCGGTGTTCCATACATCTTTTGCTTTTTCGTCAACTCCCCCACCACCCATTCCAGTATCCCAAGTATCCGCTCCCGTTCGGCCTTGACACTTCGTTCTTCCTCACTCCACGCTTCCTTCACCTTGTCACATACACCCCGCTTATTGTGTGTGTCGGCGTGTTGACAAAAGTACATCGTGTCACCTGTCTTTAGATCTTTAACCTTCATCTTTCCCATCCCGGTAGGATTTGATTGCGTCCATTATCTCCGAATGCTTGCCCACAACGGCCAGACGGCGTATCTTGTCCATCACCTTCAAAGCCTTCTCCCGCTGTTCTTCTATGGCTTGTTCGTATAAATACCCCATGTTTTCCGCATCGGTATAATGTTGTTTGCTTATCGCCTTGAAATATTCTCTCGCCCTCTCGATTGCGGTTCCATTCCCTTTATTCTTCATCGGTATTCCTTTCGGATTCCGCATCCGCACGAATGCCATCATGGAAATTGCATAAATCATTTCCACCGGTTTCCTTGTTACATATCCGGCAATAATCGTTGTAAATATCCGGTGAATCGGGGAATTCACTTCCCGATTGTTGCACGAATCGATTTCTTGAATGTACCCGTTTGGAATGATCTTCCCTTTCGGCAAGCATCCTTCGCCGGTTTTCCTTGTGTTCGTAATAGTATCCGCTCATTTGGATTCCCCTTTCACGATCATCGGTGCATTCAATCCGATATTCAAAGATTTCATGGCTTCGGCCGTTTTCCGTTGCACCATGTATTTGTGATATGGCAAGCAACCTTGATCGTATGCCTTTTCCGTTCCGGCCCTTTTTTCATGGCCTGGTTTCCGTTGCCGTCCACAAGCCGGGCACCTTATTCTTTTATTCATGCATTCCCCCGTATCATAATAGGTTGCCCATTCCGAATCCGGTTGATTTCACCGAATCCGATCTTGGGTAATTTTCTTTTTGAATGGCAAACGATACATTCCACCCGTTTTTTATTTGCCGGATGATCGAACCGTGTTCCGCACCCACAATGGATTGTTAAAACCTGGCACCTGGGATGCCATGCCGTTTTTGTTATGATCATTCATCCCCCTTTCACCTGGTATATAAAAAATCGGGAATCCGTTGGGATCGGAATGCACTTCGGCAATCGCATTTGGGATCATTCCGATATGGCTTTGCACCCAACGTGATTCCCTTTTTATTTTAAATTATATAATGGCATATCACCTTTGATCCTTGCTTTCGATATTTCAAAATATTCTTTTTCCTTTTCGATCCCGATAAAATTAAACCCTTCACGTATTGCACCGATCCCGGTTGATCCGCTTCCCATGAATGGATCAAGGACGGTTCCCCCGGCCGGGGTTATCATCTTGCATAAATAACGCATCAATTTAACCGGTTTTACCGTTGGGTGATTATTATTCTCCCCCCTCTCCCGCCTTGAAGGCTTTGCTACATAAAAGAATCGGGATGCACCGCCCTCGTCAACATATCCGCGAACACTATCACTTCCTTTTATTCTTTTCCCCTTCGCCCGTCCGTAATTATTACCGCGATAATCTGTCAATTCGCCACGGCTTGTTTTTACCGATACCGTTTTCCCACTCTGTCGATCCAGTTCCTTTACAGGGCATCCGTCAACACAATTCCAGTTCTCCACCGTTTCGGTTCCCATGTGTTTTTCCGGGCCATAAATCCCCGCCTTGCATTGCCCGAATTTTTTAGATGCCGTTTTTATCTCCTTCGGGAAATGGCCCGTTCCCTTCACCTTCTTCACCCCGACACACTCGCAGTCAGGATGATGGCTCAATACTAAGTTAGCGGGGAAACGGCCCGTTGGTACTTTTATTTTCCCTTCCGAATATGCCTTTTTCTGTCCATCTGATATACGACATTGATCAAAATTGACTCGCCCCGTTCCATATTTTTCAACATTCTTATTTATGTTTTTTTCGGTGATCGGTTTTCTTGCTAATATCCAATCTTCGTGTGCCGGTTTTAATCCTTCCGGTTTCGGGAATCCTGTTCCGAATATATGCATTACAATATCCCGCACTTCAAAACCGGCGTTTTCGATTGCCGTTGCCGTCCAATGGCTTGTGCGGGGAATCGCCCAACATAATAAATGCCCCCCCGGTTTTAATATCCGCAAGCATTCCCGCATGATCGATTCCATCCATGCAATCCATTGATCCCTTCCCCCCTTGTCCTTGTCCCAATCCTTCCCCATGAAAGAAATCCCTGCCGGTGGATCGGTAACAATTGCATCAACTGAAAAATCCAAGATCAACTTTAATTGCTTTTCGCTTGCCCCGTTTATGAGCTTTAACTTTTCGCTTTTTGGCAACGATTCCCCCTTTCCGCTTTTTCGTCTTTTTCTTTTTCAATTTAATCCTGCCGGAATTGGATTCGAACCAATATTGACGGGATCAAAGCCCGTTGGCTTGCCATTAACCGATCCGGCAATTGTCAAATCAATTGCTTCGCAACATCTTGGGCAAATGATCTTTCGCATTTCCTTCCCACCCTTCATCCGATACCATCCCAACGTATCACCGGGAACCCCAACATTCCCAACCACCCCATTATCATATTGTGGATGGTAATGCACCCGTAATTCCTTTTTGATTTCTTCCCCGGCTTCCAATACAACAATAAAATAATGGCCCCGACCGCATTTCATGGTTTCAATTTTGCTTTTTATTTTCATCATCCCCCCCCCGGTTGGTATTTTACAAAGCATCCCTTTCGTATCGTTCCCATACCTGGCATATCTTTTCTTTCTGTTTCAACGTTATTGCCAGGTGCCGGGATCGTTTATATAGATCATTCACGAATTGGATTTCCCATTCATCCATCCGAATTTTCCCGATCTCCTGGGCATCAATCAATTTCTTTAAACGATTTTGAAGGAACATTTGCATTCGGTTTTCCCCTTTCAAAAAGGCACTTCATCATCGGGTGGGGTTGCCGGTTGTTGATCCTGGGCCGGTGCCTGGCCCCCCTGGTTGCCGGTTTCGTTTTTCCATCCACCCATTTTCAACATCGAATCGGCAATGATATATACCCGGCTTCGCTTTTGTTGTGTTTCCTTATCCACCCAACGTTGTTGCTCGATATGCCCTTGGATGATTATTTGATTGCCCTTGGCACAATATTGGTTGATGATTTCACCTAGCTTTTCCCATGCCTTGCAATCGAAGAAATATGCCGGGTAATCATTCCCCTGTTTATCCTTTCCCCGATTCACGGCAACGGCAAATGTGCATATTGCTTTCCCGTTGGTTGTATATTTCAATTCCGGATCACGTACCAATCTTCCGGTAATATGGATTTTGTTCATATCTCGCATTTTATTTATCCCCTTTCGTTGGCATATCTTCGCCAAATATTTTCTTGTAATCCTTTCGCAACTCGCTTAATTCTTCATCCAATTCTTTATTGATTTTATTGTTTATCGAAATCGACTTGCAGGAAATGATGATGGATATTGTCGATATAATCATTATCGCGATTGATACGGACGGTCTAAACATTTCGTTTCCCCCTGAAATATTTGATTGTTGCAATCACAAAAAACACTTGTGATCCGATCCCAACGATTCCAACGCCGATCAATATTAAGATCGTGATTGCATTATCCTTTTTGTTATTCATTATTTCATTCAAGAATTGCTTGGCAACCTTTTTCCCTTCGGTTTGCATATATTCCCGAAGATTGCCTTGCTTCCAATTCCGTATATTGCCGTAAATCTTTTTGAATTCGGCTTCCTTGCCATCCAAATCCTTTTTCAATTTGGCAATTAATTCCCTGGATTCCTCAACCAACGAATCCTTTTCCTTCAAACGTCTTTCGATCTTGGCCAGTTTTTTATTCAAGGATCGGATTGCCTTATGGGTTTTCAACAATTGCAATTCTTCCTTGATCATGGCTTGTTTGTATCGGTTCCATTTGGCCACAACCGGTTTTCCGGCTTCAATATCACCGGATTCAAATGCATCTTTCATCGTGCGGAACGTGATATAATACAGCATCGGATCATACTTGATTCCGTTGATTGTGAATTTTGTTGGGAATGTTCCCCGGCCATCCTCGAAATGCTTTCCAAGGAATCCCATGCCCCAATGGTACATTGATATATACCACGTTTCAACACCTTTATATTTTCTTCGGTAATACCAATTTAATATAAAGGCAACCTTCAAAGCCGTTGTCGGTTCCTTCACCGATTCAAGGTTGCCATCGTAATCGAAAGCAACATATTCCTTGAATCGATCCGGCAACATCTTTTTATATATCACCCATGCCATCATCACGGCTTCATCCTTCAATTGCAACCATGTTCGTTCCCCATATCCACCTTCGGCATTCGGATCAAGGGCCGTTTCTATTATTCCCTTGATGATTATATCATAATATCCGGTGCCGTTTCGCATATTGGCAAACCCAAACAATTCGGATAATTCATAATTCAAACGCCAAACGGCAACCCTTTCTTGATCACTCATTGCCCTGGGCACCGGGTATCTTTCCGATGGCTTCCGGTACGTAAAACCATACGTGTTCCATATCCGGATCATAAAATCCTGATACCGGGAATACCGTTCTTGCGTTCCGCAATCGTCAAGGGCAAACGTCTTTTGATATGTAATTGATTTTACGAAATTGGATTTATCCGTTTCGTGTTTCCGTTCCAACCGGTGAATATAATTGATCACGAATACCCCAACCAATACGATCATCCCAACACGAATCCACGGTTGATATTTTTCCGGTATATTCAATCCATCCCCCAATCGGCTTCGGTTGCCCATCGTAAAGGGCCGTTGCAATAATGGCAAGTATTATTTCCCGGTGGATTGAATCTTCCTTCACGATCACAATACTTTAATCGCCTGGGCCGGTTCGTGTTGATCGTTGGCCGGTGCTTCATTATTTCTTCATCCATCTTTCGCCGTTGGCATTCGGCCTGAAATAATACCCCATATATCAATCCAACATACACGATGGCAAGGATGATCCCCGTTGCCCAATCAAGGAATTTCTTAAAACCCTTCCCGAAAATTATTTGCATACGGCCCCCCCAATTTTACGGTTTTACCATTCACGAAATCGGCAAATGGTTTGTGCCTTTCCAAAAACCGTTGCATCCGTAATGCCTTGTATGGTGCAATATTTCCGAATGATGGATATTGCTTGTGCATCCCCCCTTCCACCGGCAACCTTGACAGCATCGAATCAACCACCAACGGAAAGCAATGCCGATTTGTCTTTGTGTTGGAAAGCCGATGATGGCTTTCGTTTGCCCTGGCCATTTTCTTTTTCTTCACCCATGTAATCGGGCAAACGATCCCGGTGCAATTGGGAACGTATAATGATTTTCGATTCACCTGGTATTCCCAAACACGTTCCTTTTCACGTTGATTCATTTATTTAATTCCTTACCGATCCTTTCGATCTCGTTTGCAACGTTCCGAAGAAACATCCAATCATCCAAATCATAATTCGATCTATTTTTTAAAGTATAATCACAATCGTGGAAATGCCAATTGCTTCCATCAAACACGAAACGAATATTTGCTAGACTATATGATTTTTCATAATTTTTACGAATTGTAAAAATCCGTTCCGTTTCTTCGGCTTGCATATCATCCCCCTTGCCCAAAAAAGATTTCCGATAATATCCTTTTTCTTCCAACCGGATCACCCCAAGGGATTCCCCCAAGGTATTCTTCCCCATCCGGCTTGATCGAAAGAATATGCAACACCGAAAGGAATTGATGGGTTTGATGCTTTTGTAATTGCCCAAGGATCACCAACGATTGATTCCCGGTTGATGCCCATTTCCGCAACGATTTCAATTGCCCTTCCCGTAACATTTCAATCATTTTCACCCTGGCAAAATCCGGTTTCATTTCCGTATTCCGAATCAACCGTTTCATTTCGATCATATATCCACGGCCATCCAACCCCATGATCCGATCACAAGGATTTTGATTCCGTTCCTTCCAAGGGGAATCAGGAATTTTCCAAGGGGGGAATATATCAACCCCAAATTTTTCGGCAACGTTTTTCATTTCATCCCGAAATTTCCGGCCGATTTCAATTTCTTTCATCTTCTAGAATCCATCGGCCAATTGGAATTTCCTTCGATTCGCTGGCCTTCGCATATCGTATTCGGATTTTACTTCGGCAATATTGGGCCCGGCCATTTCGATCATCCGGCTTGTTACGTGGCCACCAAATTCATCATTCAATTCGTGAATGTTTTTCATGGTTGTAATCAACGTTGCTTTTTTATGATTATATCTTTCGTTGATGATCAACCGGGAATCTTTTTCATCCCATTTATCCGGAACCGTTTCACCAAAATCATCATATACCAACAAGGGAACGTTGATCAATTTGTGCATGAAATCATCCAACCCTTGCCGGGCCTTTTTCAATTTCGGAATCGTTGTGTTTAATTCATTTGATGAAATGTAATATGTTGAATACCCCAATTGAATTGCATGGTTTTGGATATTTACAACGTGTTTCGTTTTCCCGGTTCCAACGGCACCGGCCAAAAGCATTCCACGGCCCTGCAAAATGTTTTGATTCAATTGAACCAAATATGCTTTCGTGATCCGGTGCATTTCTTCGGTTCCTGGGATTTCCACCCAATCGGAAAGGTTTTCACCGTGAAATTTATCTGGAAAATTTGCCATTCGATACCTGGCAAGCAATTTTTCCCTTTCTTCCCAATCTTGGATGCACTTACAATCCAACACCGGAACGGTGAACGATTCACCATCGATCCATTTGATTGTTTTTTCAACCATCGGCCGTTTGCAAATTGGGCATTTCCATACGGCCGGAATGGTTTTATTTGGCTTCGGCAAATCCATAACCTTCACCGGTTCCCCCGTTTCCGATCTTCATTAAAATTTGATTCATCACCTTCGGCAATATGTTGATCCCATATCCGCACCGTTTGGCAAAATCGTTTTTGAAGAATCCATCCATGATTTTTGCCCCCTTTTCCATCCCGTATTTTTTAACGATCCCTTTCAACGTTTTCCGGCCGATCCCAAATGGATATTCGGGATCATGGCCGATTTTCTTTTTGAAGGTTTTGAAATATATCGATTCCAATTCCTTCATCCCTTCGATGATCTCTTTATCCTTCGGATCATCTGGGTTTTTCCTGGGCCGTCCACGTTTCTTTTTTATCGTACCACCGAATAAATCCCGATCAACATTCCCAAGATCGGAAAGCATCGTGTAAATAATCCGGCCGTGTTTCCCTTCCCTTGCCTTGGATATATACCCGGCTTTTTCCAATTCGGCAATCAAGGTTGAAACCCGTTGAATCCGAATCTTCAAAATTTCGGCAATCGTTTTTTGTGCCGGGAATGCTTGATCCTTATTCCTGGCATAATTGGATAAAACGAAATAAACCAATTTCGATCCCTTGGAAATTCTCCTATCGGCAAGCACCAACATCGGTGCAATCCCATACCCGGCTTCCAATATGCCGGTATTCCGGATTAATTCCGGTTCCTTCCCCATATCATCCCCCTTATATGCCCTTTTTCGTTTGTTCCTGGCCGTTCCTGGGCCTTTCAACCCGTCAATGGTACGAATGCACCATAAAACGGTGAAAAGCCCACCACGGCCAAATTTCGGCGTTTCACGATCCTGGTTGCTTTTCCGGTTCCCCCTTCCCTTCCTTTTCGGTTTCATCAAGGAATGCCACCATTTTATCAAGGGTTTGGGCAACGGCTTCGGCCGGAACATCCCGTAAATGTTCCACCCCCATCCGGCGCTTGAATTCCTTTTCGGCATCTTCCTTGGTTGTCACCCCATACCTTTCTTGAATGCCCTGCTTTTCAAACATCACCCACAACATTTTCCGTTGCCCATCGGTGATCATCTTGATCGATGTTCCATCCGGTTGTTTCACCGGTGCTTTCCCTGGTTGGTGCCCGGTTAATGATGAATCATTCGCCGGTGAAAACGTGATTGATCGGTGGGTTTCAATCAACCCTGGGATTCGATCATATATTGGTTTTTGATTTTCCAATACATCAATCGATATTCGCCAACATTTTGCCGATGAAATCCACCTGGCCGAAACAACGAAACCTTGTATTGTCAACGTTTGCATTTCTTATTTCCTTTTCTTCCGGTTGGCAATATTGATTTGCTCATTCAATGTTACCAACGCCGAAAATCCCTTGAATGCCTTGATCAAATCGGCCCGGCTCATTTCATGCAATTCGTATATCCCATTTTCCTTTCCGAATCGAAGGATGATAGCACCTTCAATTGATTTTTCTTCCTGGCCCTTCCATTTCCTGGTTCGCTCCCATGCCTTTACGTATGCCGATGCCTGGAATTTGGATTGAACGTAAATGCCGTTGCCGGTTTTGAAATCGATCAATTTCAATTTCCCATCCACGTTTCCGATCCAATCCAACCGGCCACAATAATCCAAAAGATCATTATAAACAATCGTTTCGGATTCAAGCATTTCCAACCGGTGTTCCCCGGCCCATGAAAGAAATGCACCATAACATTTTTGTACGGCTTCGGGCCGTTCCTGGATTTGGATTTCGGTGATCTCACCCTTAAAATAATGCTCCACCACCTTATGCACTTCGGTTCCGATTGCACCGGCTTCATCCTTCACCCGTTTGGCTTCGGCTTTCGCATTCCTTAATATCTCTTTTACCTTTTCCGGCGTACAATCTTTTAATTCTTCCGTATGCTTGGCCAAATATTCAACCGTGATCCTCGATGCCCAAGGCACAAGGGCATTCGATTTGTCGATCAAATTCAAATACCCCGAAACGGATTTCTTCCGTTTGCCGTCAACACGATAAACGTGCTTTTCATCCAATGTTACATCGAATTTCTTTTTGCCCGTATCATCCATCATTCGCTTTCCCCTTTCCCGTTTTTGGCTTTCATCATTGCTTCCAAATCGATATTCAAAAGCCCGGTTAAATCTTCAATCTGGGCTTCCTTCAATTCGGTTGCATCCTTGGCACCGTATTCCCCGCAAAAGATCGTGAATTTTTCCGGCGTGTATGTTTTGGGTGCAAGGGTTTTCAATTGCTTCCACGTTCCCCGCATGATTTGCAATTTGGTTTCACGGCTTGATTGTTGTTTCGGGGTTTCCTTTTTCTTTTCCGGTTCCTTCCCTTCCGGCCTGGCATTCAATTCATTCATATCATCATACCGGGAATCAATCACTTCCGATCCCCTGGGAACGATCACCGGCAATTCTTCATCAACGGCCAACCCATCGATTGAAAATGCCCGTTTCAATGCATTGGCTTCCGCAACCTTTTGGATCATGGCCGATGGGGTTTTCCCCCATGCCTTGTGCCCCGATCCCCTCGTGTATTCCCCATACGGTGCCCGAAAGGTTGCCGGATGGGAACGATCTTTCCGATATACTTTTGCCCAACCGAATGCCGGTGTTTTCCCATCGGCTTGATATTCAACGCCGGAATCCATCCCATCGAACATCGGATGCCGGTTGGCAATTTGCAAGAATCCATCCCTTCCGGCCATCATCATCATTTCGATCCGGCCCTTGGAATCCGTATATTTCACAAACCATATTTGCTTCAAAAACGGATTCAATCCGGTTGCCTTGCACAATTCCAGAAAGAATGATAATTCGGATTCGGTTGCCGTTTTGCATATCGTTGTTTTTAATAGGTTGGTTCTTTCTTGATCCCACTTGGCAACGGCATTCGTTTTCGGTGGAATGATCGCCGGTGGGGTGATCGGCACCGGTGCCGGTGCTTTCTTTTTCCGGCCGGGCTTCGGCCCCGGCTTTTTATTCTTTGATCCCTTCGGCCGTCCAGGTTTTCCCTTTTTCGCTTTTGTTTTCATTTGATCCCCTTTGATTCCCTGGATCGGAAAAGGGCAATCAACCGGGCATACCACGGCATTTTCATCACGCCGATTGATTCCTTTTTCATTTCGGTTACATGGATCAAGATATTGTTGGCCAACCTGTAACATTCATCAAGCCGGGCTTTCAAGTCCACGATTTCCGATTTGATCCGTTTCGTTTTCCGTAAATTGTGATTCAACTTCATCTTCCTGGTTTTCCGTTTCCTTGGCTTTGCTTTCACCGTTCCCCCTTTCACTTGATCGGATGATTATTCATGTATTCTTCAACGGCCCTTGCAATCACGATCCGGCCGGTGATCGGCTCCAAATTGTATCTTCCCAATTTTTTTGCCTTGTCAACGTATGCTTGGAACCGATCTTTTAACTTTGAAGGAATCCATGCCATGATTTTCTTTTCACCGTTAATTGCTTTTTGTGCCAAATATCATCACCACCTTTCTTTCATTTTTGTAATCTGGATTATCAATATCACAATTTCCTTTTTATGTCAAGCATTATTTCCCTTTTACATCACCGATGTATTGGGCCGTTTTTTCCATCACGATCCCCATGCCTTGAAAGAAAAATTTTGTTGCATCCGGCACCGGGTATGTTGCAATGATCATATTGATATATGCTTGCATGGCATTCCGAAGCATCGATTGATATGCCGGTAATTCCATGCCCGGTTCCGGCTCCTTGATCCTGACGGCCATTTCAAATGATCGGGTTTCATCCCTTAAAATGATTTCATCCATTATCCCATTCCCGTTTTACTGTTACAATCCGAACCGGGCAACCGGTATGGATGAAATATGTTCGTTCCCGGCTTTCGGCATATTCCTTGTTTGTGATCCCACCTTCCACGATGCACCACCCCGATAATGATTTCACTTGGATTTCATATTCGGTTTTGATTTCCGGTGCAATCTTCCCGGCCTGGATTCTTTCGATTGTTGTGATCAAGGTATCCATGATTTATTCATCCCCCTTTTGTTTATCGGCAACTTGGCCGATTGCATTTTCATAATAGGTAACTTTCCTTTTCCATTTCTTCAAAAGGGTTGCCATCCGTTTCATTTTGATTTCGTATTTGGATACCCTGGATTTGGCCGTTTCATATCGCTTGGATTTCAAATCGGCAACCGGCTTGATCTTCACCGGCCGTTTTTGGATCGGGAATGCCTTGGCCCATCCGGCATCGATTGTTTTTGATTTTACCATTTCACGATGCACTTCACCCCGGCAATGTTGCAATTCGTGAATGAAGATTTGGGTGAATCGCACCGTATCGATTTCCCCGGTGCTTGGGATTCTCATACATACGAAATTGGAATTAAGATATGCATACCCCGATAAATATTTTTTGCTTGGCCTTATGTGAATATCCATCTTGGTTTCGGCCCTTGGGCCATCCGTTTTGATGCACCGTGAAATGATCTTCCGCAAATTCCTGGTTTCGTATTCCGTATCATTCTTGATTTTGATTTTCAACTTGGTTCCCCTTTCCGTATTTGATTTGATCAAACAATCATCCAATCACCGGATCGATGATCCGATGATTGGTGATGGCTCGATTTTATTTCTTGACGGCTTCGGGCTTGAAAACCTTGATGATCTTATCGGCCGTTCCGATGGTGCGTTTGATGTTGGCTTTCCTTCCGGTTGTGTTCCAATTCTTGATATATGCTTCGGAAAGATCGAATTCCATTCCCAGGAAGGATTGAACGATATACGTTGCCCCTTCGGCTTCCAATTCCCCAACGGCCCGATCCTCTTTTTTGGAAACGTGATCAAGGGCAACATGGGCAATTTCATGGATCAAGGTTTTTACTTTATCGGTGTTGTTTGACATTTTGGAAATCACGATTTTTTTTCCATCGGTATATCCCCTGGCCGATCCGGTATGGGCTTCGGTGATTTCCACGTTGAATTGCTTGGCCATCTTTTCCTTGATCGTTTCGTAATCGTATTTGATTTGATCGGTGGAATTGTGATCGTATTTTAATTCCTCACCATCCGTTTGATCGATATTGAAAACATGGCCGATACCGAATTTGATCAACTTTTTCTTTTCAACTTTCTTGCCGGTGATCCTATCGATTTCTTCCACCTTTTTGAACCAGGGAACGAAAATTGAAATCTTGGAATGTTCCCCTTTCTTCACAAACCGTTTCAACTTTTTCCATCCGGTGAAAGATTGGGCAATCGTTCCACCCTGCATATAAATCAGAAACGAATTGTAAAGTGAATATGAATACAACCCACCGATCCGATAATGGGCCGTTAATTTATCCATTTCGGATTTATCGTTCATCACCTGGCCCATCAATCCATAAAGATCATCTTCCAATTCCTTCATCCGCTTTTCGTAATGCTCTTTTGTGTTTTTCAAAATGGTTCCCCTTTCCGTTTTTGGATTTTTTAAAGATCGTATACGCTTTTTGATCCGGCCGAATAGCAGGTTGTTCTTGGCATATACCGAACAACGATGAAATATTTTCCTTTAATATCGCCATTCCCTTCCCTGGCCGTTGCATTAACGTGTTTCCATTCATTCAACCGATCAACAATCTTATCGGTGCTTGATACGAAATACGAAACGGCCCCGGTGCAATCCGTTCCGTAATTATGTTTTGTCAACATCGGTTCTGATCCCGGCGTCCGGCCGTATTCGCTCTTGATATTTTCAGCTTTCAATATCTTACGGAGCATTCCTTTAAATCTCTTTTTCGTTTCGTAATTTCGATCCATTTTGTTCCCCTTTTCGTATTTGAATTTGCTTTCCTCATTCATGCCCTTATTATGGGGGGATAAAATCTTTTATGTCAAGCACTTTTTCCTTATTTTCCCCTTTTTTTTTCATGCTGTAAAGGGCCGGGAATGGGGTG